AGAGATTGGTGACTATACACGTAAGTTTATCTCTAGTAGTGCAACTAAAGCTGCATACTCTATCTATGATATTCTCTCTAACCCAACTGAGTTAGGTAATAAGGAGAGGATGATGGCAGCTAAAGATATCCTAGACCGAGGTGGCTTCGGGAAGATTGAGATGATCGAGGTTACAGCTACAACCCCACTCTTTATCCTTCCAGCTAAAGCTAGCTCTGAAGTAGAAGAAGAGTACCAAGAAGAAGAAGATTAAGGATAAACTCAATGTCGTCTTTGACTAGCAATAATAATAAAAACAATCATCTCCCAGAGAAGACAATCCGTAAGGACTTAATCACTGAGTGGAGGCTCCCTAAACCTGAAGTAGGTGAAGATGGAGAAGTCATTGAGTGGTTCCCGGTTGTACGTGTAGGTAGGTTTATCCCATTTGGTTATTTACAAGACCCAGATGACTATGATATACTGATTCCAATCGAGACAGAGTTACGACTATTAGAGCAAGCCAAGAAGCATCTACGACAATATAGTTATAGAGATGTAGCTAATTGGCTCTCTACTCACTCTGGACGATCTATCTCCCACGTAGGCCTAATGAAGCGAGTTAAACTTGAAGATAAGCGAAGAAGACAAGCCGCAGTCCAAAGGCACCTCGCTGACAGATACAAAGAGGCCTTACAGAAAGCAGAAGCCCTCGAATCGCAAAGACTTGGTGGACATCGTACCAGAAGCTTCTCTAATGACGAAGACGGAGAAGACGGAGAGTAAGTCCTTCGCTAAGCCTAAACCTGAGCCTATTGATATTCCAGCAGCTCAGGACACTATCTTTAAGCCTAACCCCGGACCACAAACAGACTTCCTAGCTGCCTCAGAGCAAGAGGTCTTATATGGTGGTGCGGCGGCGGGTGGTAAGTCGTATGCCATGATTGCTGATCCAGTACGTAACTTCAATAACCCACACTTCAAAGGGTTACTTCTACGAAGAACTACTGAGGAGCTTAGAGAACTTATCTCAGTTTCCAAACAACTATATCCACAAGCTAATCCGGGAATTAGATTTCTTGAAAGAGAAAAGACTTGGATCGCCCCCTCTGGTGCGACTCTCTGGATGTCCTACCTAGATGCAGACGATGACGTGATGCGTTATCAAGGTCAAAGTTTTTCGTGGGTGGGGCTGGACGAGCTGACCCAATGGAATAGCCCTTACGCATGGAACTATATGCGCTCTCGTTTACGTACAACCAGTAACTCTGGCTTAGACCTATACATGAGAGCTACAACTAACCCCGGCGGTCCCGGACACTCTTTCGTTAAGAAGATGTTCGTTGACCCATCCCCACCTAATAAACCATTCTACGCTACTGACATTGAGACTGGGGAGATACTTAAGTGGCCCTCAGGTAGTGCTAAAGCTGGTCAACCACTTTTCAAGCGTAAATTCATCCCAGCTAAGCTTTCAGATAACCCTTACCTAGCTGAGGACGGTCTCTATGAGGCTAACCTTCTCTCTCTCCCTGAGCACCAACGTAAACAGCTCCTAGAGGGCAACTGGGACATTAATGAGGGTGCAGCATTCCCTGAGTTCAATAGGGCTATTCATGTCGTTGAACCTTTTGATATCCCTAAGTCATGGACTCGCTTCAGGGCTTGTGACTATGGTTATGGTTCATACACTGGTGTAATCTGGTTCGCTGTATCTCCTACAGAACAGTTGATTGTTTATAGAGAGTTATATAACTCCAAGGTTACAGCCTCTGACCTAGCTGATATTATCCTTGATCTAGAGTCTGAGGAGAACATTCGTTATGGTGTATTGGACAGTTCCTTGTGGCACCAACGTGGTGATAGAGGTCCTTCCTTAGCTGACCAGATGATCCAGAAGGGTTGTCGTTGGAGGCCCTCAGATAGATCAAGGGGTTCTCGTGTAGCTGGTAAGAACGAGTTGCACAGAAGGCTTCAAGTAGATCAATATACTGAAGAGCCACAGCTAGTCTTCTTTAGTAACTGTAGTAATGTTATTGCTCAATTACCCTCTATCCCCCTAGATAAGAATAATCCTGAGGATGTAGATACCAAGTCAGAGGATCACCTTTATGATGCTCTCAGATACGGGATTATGACTAGGCCTCGTAGTAGTGGTTGGGACTATCACCCAAGTAACCTACGTACTGGGTTCCAAGCTTCAGACACTACCTTCGGTTATTAATAATAGCACTATAATAGAAAGAGTTTAGTAGAAACACATGGCACAAGACTTTAATAACCAAGAAGATAGTGACCTCACAATGGATAACTTTAACTCTTCCTCCATTGATGATGTAGGTAAGGGGGCGACAGTAGATAAGCCTGTGGGTCAGATCGTCTCCTTCGTGCAGGAACGGTTCTCTAAGGCTTCTACTGCTAGGGAAACCGAGGAGAGACGTTGGATTGACTCCTACCGTAACTATCGTGGTCTCTATGGTCCTGATGTACAGTTTACTGAAACCGAGAAGTCTCGTGTATTCATTAAGGTCACCAAGACTAAGGTTCTAGCTGCCTATGGTCAGATCACTGAAGTCCTATTTGGCAATAATAAATTCCCTATTACCATTGACCCTACTACCCTACCTGATGGTGTAGCTGAGTCAGTACACTTTGATACTAACCCTCAAGCACCCCCTCAGAGCCCCTCTAAGGGCCCTACAGAGGCTGAGAAGAAGCTTAGGCCGGGTGAGACCCTTAAAGACCTTAAGGAGCGTCTAGGTGGCCTCACAGAGTCTCTGGCACCCGTAGTAGATAAACTCAAGGAAGGTCCCGGTACAGGACCAACTGATGTTACTTTCTCTCCTAGCATGATTGCAGCTAAGAAGATGGAGAAGAAGATTCATGACCAGTTAGAAGAGTCTGGAGCTAATAAGCAACTTCGCTCTACTGCCTTTGAGATGGCTCTCTTTGGCACTGGTGTAATGAAGGGCCCATTCGCTATTGATAAAGAGTATGCTAACTGGGCACCTGATGGTACTTATACTCCAACTATCAAGATGGTCCCTCAAGCCTCTACTGTATCTATTTGGAACTTCTACCCTGACCCAGATGCCTTAACTACAGAAGATGCTGAGTACGTTATTGAACGTCATAAGATGTCTCGTTCCCGGATGAGAGCACTTAAGCGTAGACCCTTCTTTAGAAGTAATGCTATTGATCTTGCCTTAGCTAGTGGTGAGAGCTACTTGAAAGAGTGGTGGGAGCAAGCTATGGAGGATGATGCTCAGGAGTCCAAGGCTGAACGCTTTGATGTACTTGAGTTCTGGGGTTACGTAGACACTGATGTAATCAAGAAGTATGATGTGGAAATCCCTAAAGAGCTTAAAGGTGCAGATCAGGTATCGGTTAATATCTGGGTCTGTAATGGACAAGTACTTCGTCTAGTTATGAACCCCTTTAAACCCTCTTATCTCCCATACTACGCTGTCCCTTATGAAGTTAATCCATACTCGATCTTTGGGATTGGTGTAGCTGAAAACATGAGTGATACACAACAGTTGATGAATGGCTTCATGCGTATGGCCATTGATAACGCTGCACTCTCTGGGAACCTCCTGATTGAAGTTGATGAGTCTAACCTAGTCCCCGGACAGGACCTCTCAGTATATCCCGGTAAGGTCTTTAGGCGTGAGGGTGGTGCTCCGGGTCAAGCTATCTTTGGTACCAAGTTTCCTAACGTCTCTAATGAGAATATGCAGATGTTCGATAAGGCTAGAGCACTAGCTGATGAGTCAACTGGATTCCCATCCTTTGCTCATGGTCAGACTGGTGTATCTGGTGTCGGTCGTACAGCTTCAGGCATCTCTATGTTGATGTCAGCAGCTAATGGTTCAATCAGAACTGTAGTTAAGAACGTAGATGACTATCTCCTTGGCCCTATTGGTAAAGCCTTCTACCGCTTTAATATGCAGTTTGACTATGATGACACAATCAAAGGTGACCTAGAGGTTAAAGCTCAGGGTACAGAGTCCTTGATGGCTAATGAAGTACGTAGCCAAAGACTTATGCAGTTCCTTGGTGTCGTCCAGAACCCTGCATTGGCACCTTTCGCTAAGATGGACTATATCATTCGTGAGATTGCTAAGAGTATGGAGCTTGATCCAGATAAGGTAGCTAACTCTATGGGTCAGGCAGCTATTCAAGCTGAAATCCTTAAGAAGTTCCAACAGGAGAACCCTCAGCCACAACAACCCCAGCAACCTCAACAAGGTGGTGGTCAGGTTCCCGCTGGGGCTAACCCACAGGATACCTCAGGTGCAGGTGGGGGCACTATAGGTACTGGTTCTGTACCAGCTCCGGGAGGTCCGGGATTTAGCGCTAATACAGGTGAGGGCCAAGCTTAATGAATATCAAGGCTCTTACTAATAATAAAGATATCTATGAACCTTTCTTAGAAGAACTAGATACTTGGATTACTAAAGAACAGAAGAACCTAGAACACGCTGAGACTCTTGAATCAGTTTATCGTAGCCAAGGTTATATCAAAGCTCTCCGTAAGCTAAAGACCTTAAAAGAAATCGTTAATACAAAAGGGTACCAGCAACATGGCTGAAGATAAGGTAAACTCTTCCTTTATCAGTAAGGCTAGTAGGCCACCAAGAGCTGATGCACCACCAACTAAGAAGAGCCTTAAGCTCTCTAGTGTACCATTCTTTAAGAGGCCCCAAGAGGCTTCTGAAAATGATATGTTTGTTGGAGAAGATGAACTAGGTAATCCTATCTACAAGACAGGTTCTGGCCTCAGATATACTGTATCCTTAGACCCTGACCAACGTACCTCAAGGACTAAGATCGAAGAGGATATTGTACCTGTAGTTAAAGGATTCATGAAGAACCCTAAGCTTCCAACTAAAGAGCAAGCTATTGATTTTGGTAAGGCAGCAGTTAAAGGTGCTTACGAGTCAGCTTCTGATGTAGTTAGAGGTAAAGGAACTTATGGAGATGTCTTTGGGGTAGCACCAACAATGGCTGCAGCATCTGTTCTCACAGAGGTGCCTAAAGACTCCTTAAGAATCTTTGGTGGCTATAAACAAGCCACTGACCCCGGATATAGTCGGAGTGGTACACAGAAATTACCAGAGTCTGTGGGCAAGGATGAAATTAAAAGGTTTGAAATTGACGACTCTGGGATGGTACCTGTCCCAAGAAATCTAAAGTCTTTTAGCAAGAGTTCAAAAGGTTCCTTTGTAGACAACACTTCTGAACTAGCTGATGTCCTTATACATGACGAGTTATTTTATCAGTACCCAACATTTTCAGCAGTTAGGGTCGGCATAGATGAGGACTTAGCTAGTGGGAATGTCTTAGGTTATTTTGACCCAAATAAAAATCTTATTGCTATTGCCCCAAAAATTGCTAAAGACCCAGAGGCCTTTAAGAAAACTCTTATCCATGAGGTGCAGCATATTGTACAGGAAAAGGAAGGTTTTTCTACTGGGACTAACACTGGGTCCAGAGAAGTTTCTTCGGTAGCTAAGGACATAAGTAAAAAGGATAGGGAAGCTTATAAAACCTATCGTAAAGAATTAGAGAGTAAAGTTAAGCCAGAGACACTCATAAAAACAAAGAGCAACATTGCTGAATTTTATATGGACCTTTTAGAGGATTTAGATGTTGACCCTGAAAGTAGCCTAAAACCCCGCTCACAGTTAGACCCTATTGACCCAAACTGGGAGATTAAGTATTCTCTCAACAAGACTGTTGAGGAAATAGAAGCGCTCAGTAATACCGCAGACCCTTGGGGCAAGAATACCAAATTTAACCTTGGATGGCAGGTCGGTAGACTTGATTATATGCTCAAAAAAGCCGTAGATTTAGCAGAGGATTTAGGTAAAACAGATAAGTTAGGGGAGTACTTAGGTAAAGACTTTGTAGAGAAAGCTTTAGTGGGCCCGAAAAAAAACTTGTCCGACACATTATTCGGATTAAAACCTCCTACCAGCTCTTTAGATGACCCATACTTCAAAGCTTATGAAAGAAAAGCTGGTGAGGCAGAAGCTAGGAATGCAGCTGAGCGTGCTAAAATGTCATTAGCGGAGAGATTTAAGAGTTCTCCAGAATCTACTGAGGATATCCCTAGGGAAGATCAGTGGACTAAACCAAACTTCTCTAAAGGTGGTACAGTATCTGTGGATAAACAAATGAAGTCCTTCTATAACGAAGGTGGCCTAGAGGATGATGGTATGGAGATTGATCCAGTATCTGGCAATGAGGTACCTCCGGGCTCTATGGCCAAGGAAGTGCGTGATGACGTAGACGCTAAGCTATCTGATGGTGAGTACGTTATCCCAGCGGATGTAGTCAGGTTCTTTGGTGTAAGCTACTTTGAGAAGCTTCGTGATCGTGCCAAGAAGGGCCTAGCCCAGATGGATAAAGATGGTCGTATTGGTGGTGAGCCTATGGAGGATGATGAAGAGGGTGAAGAAGAGGAAGAGCTACCATTCACTGATGACGAACTTATGGAGGCTATGAGTACATCTGAGGGGCCTGTGGTCGGTATGGCTGAAGGTGGTTTGACTGAGGGGCCAGTATTCCAATCCCCTGTAAGCTACGGTGGCTTCCAAGCTTCTGTACCCGGAGGTGCAGCTTCAAGTCAGATTGGTACTCAGTCCAGAGCCTACATGGACCCTCAAGGCAATAGGCGTTTTATCCTATTTATTAATGGTAAACCAGTCACAGATATTCCATCTGGGTTCGTACCTGACACACCAGAGAACAGAGCTAACCTCAATAAAGCTAAACCAGTAGAAGCTAGTACTGAGCTAACTAGGGATGACCGTACAGATAAGGATGTACCCTTTGAGGCCACAGGTGATGGTAAGAAGTCTGGTCCTGCATCATGGACCAAGAAGGTTGACCTAAGTACACCTGAGTCTGCAGTTAACTGGGGTAAGAGTACTTTAGACACTAGCTTCGGGGAGAAGGCAGCTCAACTTGGTGCTGGACTCCTAGGGTCCGCTCTAGGGCCTCTGGGAAGCTTCGTAGGTAAAGAGGGTGTCAGTGGTTATCAAGAGATTAATAGTATTGCTGAAGTTCGTGCAGCAGCTGAGGTAGCTAAGGCTCAAGGTCGTGATGATGTAGCTGAAGCACTTAACACTCAAGCTGAACAAGCTTATGCAGACTTAAGCCGTTCTGGTAAACGTATTGATTCTCTCTCCAATATTGAGAAGATGACACAGAATAAAGTAAACCAGCTAATGGAATCTGTTGGTCTAAGTGCACCAACTAAAACTGCTAGTGCTACAACACCTACAGCTAGAACCTCTTCTAGCAGTGGTGACAGACAACAGACAGGTACTGCTCCGGGGACCTACCAAGGGCCTACACAAAGTGGTGGTGCTGGTTGGACTGTATCTGCACCCTCTCGTAGTGGGGACAGTGGTGGTGGAGGCACTAGCCTCGCCCCTACAAGCTCTCCGACACCACAGGCAAGACCAGACAGAAGCCCTTCCTCCTCTAGCTCCTCGTCTTCTGGTACAAAATCTGAGTCCTACTCCGAAAAGATGGGGCGAGGTGGTGGATTTAAATCTGGTGGCTTAGTTGCTAAAAGAGCTTCCAAGAAGAAGTAACTTAATATATAATAGACTAACACAATAAGGCTACTCAGCTAATAACAGCTGGCCCCATATAATAAGGACTAACATAGTCACATGGCTAACACTAATACTGATGACAACTCTACTAACCCACAACTTCAAATTCAAAAACCTAAGGTCTCTGGTTTTATTGATAAGGGTTATAATAAGAACCGTAAACGCATCGAGGATGAGGAAGCTGAACTTGAAGCCCTCATGAAGTCTGGTGGAGCACCTCAGGAAGACCTAGAAGATGAAGTGGTTGAAGAGGGTAGTGAGGCACCTAAGCCTAAGGTAGCTAAGGCCACTGATCCTGATGAGGCTAAGGAAGAGGAATCCTTCAAGAAGCGTTATGGTTCTCTTCGTCGTCATATGAGTGAGAAGGAGAAAGAGTGGAAGGAGAAGTTTGAATCCCTAGAAACTCAACTCCAGAACCCTGATCTACTCAATCCACCTAAGTCAGATGAAGACATTGAAGCTTGGGTTAATAAACACCCTGATGTTGCAGCTATCGTTAAGACTCTTGCAGCCAGAGAAGCTCAAACTAAGTTCTCTTCAGCTGAAGCTAAACTTAAGGAGCTTGATGAAGCCCGTCAGGAAGCCTCTAAGGCTAAGGCTGAACAAGAGATTCGTAAGGTCCACCCAGACTTCGATGAACTCAAGGATGGTGATGCTTTCCATGATTGGGCTGAAGAACAGCCTAAGTGGGTACAAGATGCAATCTATGAGAACTCTGATGACCCCCGTTCTGTCGTCCGAGTCATTGACCTCTTCAAGGTTGATATGGGTATCACAGATAAGGATAAAGCACGAGACACTAAACGTGCAGCATCTGCAGTAAAGACTTCTTCTAAAACAGCTATTGATTCTGAAGAAGGTGGTAAGGTCATTAAGGAATCTCAAGTCCAGAAGATGACAGATAAAGAGTATGCAGAGAAAGAGGGTTCGATCCTTGAAGCTATGCGTACAGGAAAGTTTGTGTATGATATTAGCGGAAGTGCCCGTTAACACTTGACAACCTTTCCCTAGACAGTATAACTACCTCTATAGCATGACATAATATCCTACTAGAGACAGTAACCTTAAGCCCTCCTAATGAGAGACTACCTTAAGGTTACTACTTCTACCTTAACAATTATGTCAGATAGCTAATCCCCACTTTAACAAACTATCGCAGCTTATTAAAACAAACCTAAGACCTACCTGATAAAGTATAGGCCCTTACCTCTTACCTTATGGCGCACATAAAGTAAGTAATTAGCACCCTAAACTGTTCAGCCTCTTATTAAGGAATGTTTCTTTTAGCGCTCTTAATACAGCCAAAAAACATCCAATGGAGGATATCTTATAATGGCATTCGCTTCCGCACCGGGCTATGGCTCGTTACCAAATGGAAATTTCTCTTCGGTAATCTACTCGAAGAAAGTCCAGTTGGCCTTCCGCAAATCCACTATCTGTGGTGACATTACTAACTCCGATTACTTCGGTGAAATCTCGGGTCAAGGCGACACCGTGAAGATCATCAAAGAGCCAGAAGTTAACGTAACGCCCTATGCTCGTGGTGCTCAGATTACAGCCCAAGACTTGGATGACGAGGATTTCTCGCTCACCGTAGACAAAGCTAACTCCTTTGCCTTCAAGGTTGATGACATTGAGACTGCTCACTCGCACGTCAACTTCATGGACCTCGCAACTAACCGTGCAGCCTATAAGCTTGCTGACCAGTATGACAAAGAAGTTCTTGGCTATCTGTCGGGCTACAAGCAGACCGCTCAAGGTGCAGTTGCTGATACAGTCAACGACATCGTAAATGGTACCAAGGCTATTGCTACTGCTGGTAGTGATGAACTGTTGACCTCGATGAAGCTGATTAAAGGTGGTTTCGGTAACATCACGACTGCTTCTGCTGGGGACCACTCGATCCCAGTTGCTGCTCGTCTCCCCGGTGCTACTGCTCTTCCAACTGAGTACGTTTCCCCAGTTATGCTTATCAACCGTATGGGCCGTAAGCTTGACCAACAGAACGTAGACAAAGCTGGCCGCTGGTTGGTTATTGACCCAGTACTCTTCGAGGTCCTGCAGGATGAAGACTCGCGCTTCCTGAATGCTGACTTTGGTGATTCGGGTGGTCTCCGTAATGGTCTGACCCTCAACAACTGGAATGGTTTCCGAGTCTATATCTCGAACAACCTGCCACAAGTTGGTGGTGGTGCTGCAACTACTGGTGTCGCTAACCAGAACACTGACTATGGTGTTATCGTTGCAGGTCATGACTCGGCTATTGCTACTGCTGAGCAGATCAACAAAACTGAGTCCTATCGTGACCCCGACAGCTTTGCTGATGTGGTTCGTGGTCTGCACCTCTATGGCCGTAAAATTCTGCGTCCAGAGGCTATCGCAACCGCTAAATATAACCTCGCATAAGCTAGGTTAAGGCTAGGGGGCTCTTAACATAAGGGTCCCCTAAACCACATCATCTCTTTAAGGAATAAGATAAAATGGCACTATCTCCCACACTTCGCAGCCGCGCTATGGTTGTCGAGAAGTATGTAGACCTTCCTGCAGCTTCTGGCACCACTGTCGGTGTATCCGTCCCCGCTGGTAGCTTAATCATTGCCGCTGGCTTTGAAGCACTAGAAGCTGTCCCTGATGTAACAACCTATACGATGGATGTGACTGATGGAACGACTGTCTTCGCTAATGACTTGAACTTTGATGCAGCTGCTGCGGGCACTATTTTGGTTGGCACTACTGCTGGACTGGTATCTGCTGCTGATACAGTTGATGTCGTTACAACCATCTCTGGTTCGGCTGGTATTATCTCTGGTAGAGTGTTTGTTGTCGTAGTCGATGTTAATGACTCCGTACGTCAAGCTGCTGAAGTTGATCGCGATACTTTAGCTTAAGCTAGAAACATTGGGGCTATCCTTAATGGGGTAGTCCCTTTTTTATTCCCTAAAGGAAGTTAACCTATGGCATTTCTTAATGACCGAGTGTTCGATAACGGGTTAACCGTTCTGGATACTGAAGCTAATCGAGTTGATATTACCTCTGTAGAGGTTACTACATATACAGCAGCTACAAGCACTAGCACGCTAGGTAATTCTACTAGCTTAAGTATTGGTGCACCCGCTGATCGCTCTGGTGGTGGGCGTGAAGTTGTTGTAGCATCTATTACAGATGGTTCCGTTACTGGTACTGGTACAGCTACCCACTACGCTATCGTAGATACTGTTAACTCCCGACTATTGGCTACTGGAGCTTTGACGGCTTCTCAAGCAGTTACCTCGGGTAACACATTCACACTTTCGTCCGTTGCTATTGGCATCCCTGATCCCGCCTAAAGAGGTCTATACTGAATGGTAACTCTCGTCAACAGAGCTAAGATGACCACGGCCACGACTGGTACTGGTACAATCACCCTTGGCGCTGCTGAGAGTGGGTATCAGACGTTTGCTGATGCTGGCGTGGTTGACACTGATGTGGTGCGCTACGTCATCGAGGACGGGACTGCTTGGGAGATCGGCACAGGCACCTACACGGCCTCTGGGACGACCCTGAGCAGGACTGTTGCTGAGAGTTCCAATGCTGATGCTGCGCTGAACTTAAGCGGTAGTGCGGTGGTGTTCGTCTCGGCTGCTGCGGCTGACCTGCAAGAGTTGGTGGACTTCACTGACAACTTCGTTCTGCCCACTGCGGATGGCTCGACGGGTCAGGTCTTGACCACCGATGGCGCTGGGACGCTGACGTTCAGCACGATCACGGGTTACACCAACACTGATGTCGATACGCACCTGAACACTGGCACTGCTGCATCTGGTGATGTTCTTTCATGGACGGGGACGGACTATGATTGGATTGCCGCTGGCGGGGGTGGCACTGCTCTTGAGTTGTATGCTGAGAACCCCGCAACTCCCACTGCGCCTTCGGCTACTGGCACAAATGCTGTGGCGATTGGGGGTGGTTCTACGGCGTCTGGGAACTCTTCAACATCCATAGGTCTTTCGTCCTATGCGCAGGGAATTTCGTCTCTTGCGGCTGGTTCT